CACCAAATGAATCTAATAACTTATTATCATCTAACTTTTTAGCTTCGTCACTTGTGATATTTAATGGATTCATATTATAATCTTAAAAGCGTTAAATCTATATTCTTTTTCTCAATATCAACCCCCTTCACAACTACATTCACTTCATCACCGATTCTATATACCATACCCGTGTTAAAACCTCTTACACAGTAATTATCCATGTCAGCTTGGAAAACATCACCACCAATCTCCGCAAGTCTCACAAGACCTTCACAGTTAGTTTCTGGCATCTCAACAAATACACCATAATTGGTCACACTATTGATAACACCCTTATAAATCTTACCAACTTTATCAACCATGTATTCACATTGCTTAAACTTGATTGAATCTCTAGATGCCTTCTGTGCATTTATCTCTCTCTTAGAAAGGTATTGACATTTAGGTTCCAATTTGTTTTGTTTAGTCGAATCTTTACCCTCTAATACCCTATTAAGTATTCTATGAAGCATAACATCTGGGTATCTTCTAATAGGAGAAGTGAAGTGTGCGTAGTCTTCAAACCCAAGCCCATAGTGCCCTATGTTTTCTGTTGAATATTCAGCCTTTTGCATTGTTCTAACAACCAGGTTTCCAACAATGTTTTCTTCTGGTGTTCCCTTCACATCAATAAGTAATTGATTTAGAGTGCGTGTAATCTCTTCTGGGGTATTAGTCTTTATCTCATACCCAAACTGCTTGATATATTCTCTTAGAGAAGCTAACTTTGTTTGGTCTGGTTCATCATGTATTCTATTAGGTATAGCAACACCTTTCTTATTAAGGAATTGTGCAACTCTTCTATTAGCTAAAAGCATGTATTCTTCAATAAGTTTGTTAGCATCCTTAGATACCTTGAAGCTAATACCTATTGGTTTATTATCCTCATCTAGTTTGAACTTAACCTCTCTCTTATCGAATGATATTGAACCTCTAGTGAATCTCTTCTTACGCATTCTCTTAGCTATCATATCTAAGTCTTTTATAGCGTTAACAATGCTATTAGCCTGTTCTTTTGGTAACGACTCATAAACATCGTTATAATCTTCACCTTCAATTATGAATTGAGCTTCCTCGTATGTGAATCTATGGTTAGAATGAATAACAGTTCTACCGAACCATTCATCAAGCACATGACCATTTTGGTCAAGTGTAAAGACTGCTGAGAAACATAACTTATCCTCATGCGGTCTCAAACTACATACACCATTAGATAGTCTCTCTGGTAGCATTGGTACTACTCTATCAACAAGATAGATTGAAGTACCTCTTTTATAAGCTTCCTTATCCAACGCAGTCTCTGGTCTTACGTAGTGTGACACATCAGCAATGTGAACACCAACTCGCATCTTCCCATCAATCCACTCAACTGAAAGTGCATCATCAAAATCCTTTGCCGTGTCTGGGTCAATTGTAAAAGTAAGAACATCTCTCATATCCCTTCTTTTATTGATTTCACTTTGTTGGATTTCAAGAGGGATTTTATTAGCTTCTGCTTCAACATCTTCATCAAACTTATATGGTAAACCATATTCCTCAAGGATTGAATGTATTTCAACATCATTATCACCAGCTTGACCTAATACATTAACCACCTTACCATTGGGGTTCTTTGCATTATCTCTCCAATTAGTTATTTGTGCAACAACTTTTTCACCATCTTTACCGCCATTAAGTTTCTTAAGTGGGATAAAGATATCTACACTCATCTTTGGTGAGTCTGGCACAAGAAAAGCGAACTTATCTGACACTTCAAGTGTACCAACAAACTTAGTTTTAAATCTTTCAACTATTTCAATTACTCGACCTTCAAACTCTCTACCATTACCCTTAATTATTTCAACCTCAACCGTGTCAAGATGTAACCCTTTATTAGTATGTTTCTTACTAATATAAATATCTTTTGGTAATTCACTACTTACCAAATAAGCTGAACCAGAGGCATTCATCCTCAATTCACCTTCATATATATTCCCTATTTTTATCATATTTTTTTTTTATTAATATCTTAATCTTTGGATTTCATCCATCATCACATCAGATAATTTAGAACGTATGTCCAAGTCTTCTATTTCCCCACCAAAATATAGTTTGGCTGTGTGGTTTAAGTAATCCATAATTATGTGTGGTAAATCAACGAAGTGATATCCCTCTTTACATAAATTCTCTATTTCCGTGATTTCACCATCATTAATTTTCAATCTACCATTAAATTTTGTATTCGTATAGTAATTGAATAACCCCCTTAAGTGTTCAGTATCTTCATTAATAACACCAATAACTAATTCAAAATGAACTATGTTATTAACCATATGTCTTGTTTGCGGCATCATATTATCAATTGGGTCAACAAATCCATGATAATTTGGTATTTCAATACGTTTACCATTTATGAATGCAACATCTTCCCATATTTGACTATCGTTGAAATACTTCAAAGAAATACCAAAAGCATCAATAGATGCATAACCCCAATTGTGTTGAAGGGTATGAAACATCGACCAGAAGTTTTTAAATTCCTTATCTTCAATAATCTTTTTTAGTTTATCGTCTAACATTTATAACGTATTTTTTTAAAATTTCTTTATAATCATCAATAGTCTTACCAACAAAAAATTTATGCTCTGGGGCAATTCTAGTCTCATAATATCGTCTATTTATTTCATTATCCAAACATTGAGTCTCATGTTTTGGGTAGTTTTTTCTAGTGTTTAAATAGAACATAAACGAACCCCATCTATCAGCAAATATTTCTTCCCTAATGACATAATCCATATACCCAACAATATCCTCATTAGTTATTAACCTAACATGTTCATCAACACCTATCTTATGTATCCTAATATAATGAGCTATTTCATGATAGAATATAAATAAAGCTTTATCATGAGTAATTTGTTTCGTTCTAATAGCATGTAACATCTTATCTATATCAACGAATATACATTCATGACTAGCCAAGCCAAATATAGTTGTAATTAGATTAGCATCCTTCACTTCAAGACCTCTCTTGTTAGCGTAATCAAGAACTGAAGTGAAATTTAATCCACTCTCTTCAGTCATTTTAATTAATTTATCCCTTAAACTCATACAACAAATATATTAATTATTTTTTTAATAAGCAATAAAAAAGCCCAGAAAATTCTGGGCTTATAATTAATAACTTCTGGTCGCTATTAAATCTCCATCGGAATTAAATAGTTTCCAATCACCGACACGCTTATCCTTACGATATTCATATTCACCAACAATAGTGCCATTGATATTGTAAATTAACCAAGAACCATGTTTCTTACCATGCTTGAATCTAGCAATACCCCAAAGACTACCATCAGTGTTAAATGAATAACAGATACCATGTCTTCTACCAAATAAATCTAGATTGATTAATTCCCTTACGTTGATACCATTATCACCATAATATTCAACCTTCTCGAATTTGTCAACCTCTAATAAGCTATCTAAGTCATTCTGAGAAAAACCTAGTACACTAACCATCAAAAATAAAAGTGTTATAAAATGTTTCATACCTATAAATATGTTAAAAATTTAAAACTTAACATTAATTTAACACAAGATACGACATTTTTGTTAAAAAAGCAAGTATTTATTCAACTTTTTTTAAAAGTGATGGATGTATGTGATATTCATAAGACCAGTAAAACCCGTTTTCACATGTTTGGTAGAACATATTCCAATAACCAGTCCAAAATTCGCCTAATTTAATTACACGCCTACCCCTCATTTCTGGCTCTAAGCCAACATATTCAAGTTCTTCGTTAGTACCTACTATCTCGTAGACCATATTAATTTATTAACATTCTAGAATCGTCATTGTGTTCCTCAACTAATCCATAATAGTCTGTTGGTTCACAACAATTGTAATAACAATAATCAACTCTCCTTAATTCTTCACGTTCATAAATAACACCAAGCTTATCAAAGTAGGGTTTAATAACTTCATACTCACCATCAGTTAAAAGTCTGACATTACCCCAATCACCAGATTCTTCACCATATGTGTGGTAATAAACCCAATCGATATAATAAGCTTTATCGGTGACCTCTAATTCAAAACTATTCTTCCCTCTATTATCCCATAGGTCACCTAATTTTTCTTTTAGATAATCTTCACAATCCCATGGGTCAGTAGTTTCACACTTTTCTAAAATCTCTTTAGGGAAAGGTAATCTAATTACCTTGTTATGTACGTAATCACTCATATAAAATTTATTTAGTCCAATTCTCGTTTAGAACGTGGTTCATATTAAAATAATCAAGTCTTCCAGAATCAACAAGACCATTACCCCATTGCTCGAATGTTGGTATATGCTCATTGCGGTCATCCCATAGCTCCACACTTCTGATAGATGGGAACTCTTTAAGTAATTTACCAAGTTGTTCTAACTTATTAGATAGTGTGTCACTACCATAGTTATACATATACCTATCAAATTTGTAACCATTCGCATGTAGTATAGCTTCAACCTCATTAGATAACTTTGGTCTACGCCCAGTAAGGCTAACAACCATCGTATTTGAATTAGCTTTCTCTTCTTTATATGCTCTCTTAACATCTGGGTTTGGTTGGAAGTCAAACACATTCATATCAAGCGATTCTTTCCTACCCCACCAACCCCTATGTGGCCAGTCAGAACCTGTCTTTTCTTTCCAAATTGGGATGTGCGTTTCTGGGGTACCAGTATCCATCGTTGTACCATCAAAGTCAAATACTGATAACTTTGTTGGGCCTTGCGTTGGCATATTCTCTACGTCTTCTCTAAGGATTTCTTTAATTCTATCTTTCATGAAACAAATATATAACTTTTAATTTACATTAACAAATAAAACCCCAAAAAAATAATTGAGGCACTAATAAAACCAATGATAAGACCTCTCAATTGGATTCTATCATCTGTTTCTTCTTCTTCGGCTTCAAGTATACTACCATACACTCTCTTGGAAGCACTACCTATTAAATCTTTTGTGATTGGTCCATGAGCATTAATAGATTGTTTTAATGCCCCATTAACCTTTCTAAGTGTAGCAGTTTTTTTCTTCTTGAGTTTCTCAATTGTGTTAATGTTATCACTTTCAAACTCTTCAATAATTTCGACTACCCTACTTAAATTTGGTTTTGTTTTACTTAACTCTTCTGTTAACTTATGTTCTAACTTTCCTTTTCTGGTTCTAAATTTCATACAACATTTTTTTATGTTGTTCATTCAAACCAAGACTAGTAACTAGTTAATTTAATATCTCCACCCGTTTGTTTTAATTGACCATAAGTTACAATGGTATCTTGGTATGAAATGAACGATACTTTAATTTGTGTGGTATCACTAAGTTCAACCATATTATAAATACCATCGAAATCCGTATAAGTTATTTTTTCTTCACCTAAAACTTCTATCTTAGCACCAGTAATTGGTTCATTTGTTTCTGAATCCATAACAGCTCCTGTTAGGAGACTCAACGCAATTAAAATTGACTTCATATTCTTAACTTTCTTTAGTTAAAAATATCACAAACTCACAATAAAGTCCAGTTTCCAATGTTAATTAATCATTAAGTTGTTGATAACTATCTTCCACCTCTTGCTCATCTTCACAATCCCTATTAATTATCCTCTTAACAATACCATCAATAAAGCTATAACCCATGAAAAAAAACATTAATATAAATGCCATGTAACCTGTCGCTCTTAGTGGTGAACAAGTATTTAAAAATTCAAAAAAATCTATCATTTTATAAAGTCTTTAAGTATTCTATAACCCCTTCAATGTTATTAGTCTGATATATATTGTTTCTCTTACAAACAATATCCACATTACCTTTTCTCCAGAACCCTTCTGGGCAACATACAATAAGCTTACCACTTGTCGCATGTAACCCTAGTTCTAATAATGATATTGGTGACATAGTATTTGGGTCAAAATACATTACTATATAATCAGATTCTTCAAGACAATCTAATTCCCAATTAACTTGTTCACTAAAGTTATGATTATCTATCGATTGAGTCCATGAACTGTCCCAATCATCTCTTCTAGGGTTAAGGAATATAAACGCCTTTTCACTACATTCTCTAACTATTTTTTCTTGCCACTTCTCAGCTTTACCCATTTCTATACTTCCAGCCAAGAAAACCTTTTTAGGGCTCTTATTAGGCGCTTGTATTTCTATCGCTTTCATATCAATCTTTTTTAACTTCTTCAACCTTTAAAACATAATCTTTACCTTGATAAGTAAATTGCATCATTTCATCTTTTTGAAGTAAGTGTTGAGCTACTGCCCCTACAGCACTATCGGTAACATCTGTTCTGTTAGCACCCCAAGTACCGTTTTTCAATACTTTACCAGCGTAAATTGTACTCGTTAAGGGTGAGCAACCCACTTTTAAATCTCCCATAATATTAAATTAAACCCTTTTCTTTTAGATATCTATTTATTTCGGTCAGAGCTTCTTCCTCTGTTTTCTCTTTATTAGCGAAAGCTATAAGTTCCTTCTCACAATATATTGCTTGTTCTTCAGTTATATGTGGAAGAGTTTGTCGCCACTTGATAGTTGTCATCTTTTTAAAGTGGTCACTATTTTCATCTACTACTATCATACTTACTTATCTTCATTACGTTCTAATAATACACCATCAATTGATAACCAATCTCTTTGACATACATTATGAGTACCACCACTATAATCACCTTCAAGCTCTACTTCATTCTCTCTAATACCCACAATCTTCATAGGTTCTCTACCATAGTATAACTCCTTGTGATATACCATTCTACCTAAGTATAACTTATTGTCTTGATAATCTATCTGATTTAACTCTTCCTTAAGCCTACTTAAGAATGATTCTTCCCCATCATCACCAGATAAAAGCCAATCAATCCTTTGCATATAGGTTTGTGCTTGTTGGATTAAGGTGGCACCTCTTTTAAATTCTTGAATTACTTCATCAGAATACTTGTGGTGGAACTTATCTTCTGGATACTTCTCAAACCATTCTGGACCAGACCAATGAGCTTTCATTTCCTCTTCAGTAAGTTCCTTACCGTTGTTATCTATGACGTTTCTAATATCCTCATACACTTCAGTAAAACGATATTGTAAATACTCCCAATGTCCACCACCCATATTATAATAATTTTGAACCTATAGAAAATTCATCCATACCAAATTCAACTATACCATCAAGTTCAGTCACCATAATCATAACTTCACTCTCCACTCCCATCATCTTGGTAGGTTTCAAATTCATTATGAATGGTAATATAACACCATCAAATACTTGAGGCCCATGGTACTGACCTAAATTAGTCACACAGGTTTTCAAACCTAACTCACCAAAGTCAACTGTTAATTTCAATAATTTGTCAGACTTAGGTACGTTTTCACCTTCAACTATTTTACCTATTCTAATTTCAAGTTTCTTTTCAATTTCAAGAAACTCACTAAATTCAATTTTTTCTTTAATCATTTTTATTTTAAATTTTCATCAACATCAATATCTATTAAATTCTTTGGTGGTGAGTAACCTTCATAAGATACCTTATCTATTAACGGATGGTACTTGTGAAGAGTTATTTTCTCATATGTCATAGCTATACCTAATATAAATTTAAGACCATCAACAAAACCTTTAATATAATCTTCAAATTTATCGTGGTATTCATCCCCATACTTATATAAATTACCACCAACATATAGAGCCAAAACTCCATCACCACCACCTCTAAAATCTACTGTAACTACTTCCATTTTATTCTATTTTATTTCATTGTTGTATATTCACCATCTATGAAATTAATGTGCTGTGCTTTACCATTTTTATGTATAATAACATGTGACTGCAACCAACTACTAGGTCCCATATTGTAACCAACTCTCATCTTAGTAGACGTTCCAACTGCTAAGGCACCGTCCTTTCTCCCTGGACTATGATAGTGACCAACTATAATCTTGGTATTAAGTTTCCTAAACTGTAATAGACTACCTCTAGAACCATTAGAACCTACATCTCCATGTTGACCTACTTCCCAACCTAATACCTTATAAGAGTCTCTCCTACCAAGTGTAATGAAGTTTGGGAATCTTCTATTAATGACCTCTGGTATAACACCCTTTATATCACTTGGTGTTTCAGCATATTGTCTTAATAAGATTGCTGAATATTCCATATAGAGTGGTGAGTTTTTAGGTGTTGGTTGTTTCTTCCAATCACCATTCTGAAGCCATCTATCAATGAAATCATCGTGATTACTTCTAACAATCACAACATTAGGGTACTTTGCGAAATTCTCAAGACCTTCAAGCATTTCATCAACCTCCTTCTGTAAGTTATTCTCATCCCTAACTTCCTTACCATATTGCGCAAATGGATTCTTCATTTCGTGATGTGAAATAGAATACCCATCGAAGACATCATGAAGTATTACATGTTCTGGTTTAACTCTATCAAGTAACTTGTTAGTTGCTTCAATAACTTCTGGGTCATGATGTCCCCAGTGTAAATCACCAAGTATGCACGCTTCAATCTCATCAACATTACTTATACTTGACTCACCATCAACACTAATAGGTTCATCTAAGAAGTGAGCATCAAGCCAATCAGCCTTATCTAATGGGTTGTTGAACTTTATCTTAAATTCCTCACCAGTGAACTCAACTCTTGTATATAGGTCAGTGAAATCTCCATTGTCTTCAGCGGATACTTGTCTAACAAAGAATGTTTTATCATCCTTAATCTCAACAACAGCAAACCCGATTACATGATGGAATTCACCCTTTTTACCAGCCTTAGAGTCAGTGTAATTCTTAACGGTACAAGCCCCAGTAGTAAGCATCATCTTTGGTTTGGCATCTTCCAACACTGGTATCATTTGCATTTGCATCTTTGGGTGTCCGAAGATACAAGAATTTTCACCAGACATAGCCTCCATACCACTCATTGGGTTATGTGCTGTTGGGTGTATCTTAACATCCGACATAATAGAAACATACTTGTGTATGTCATGTCTACCAGCATCTAAGTATGGTAATACAATTGGTGACCATTTCTCTTCCTCTTGTTGACCCATAGTCCAAATAGACGTTGGGTTTTTATACCTACCAGCAATTACATGAATATCTGCTTTAATATGTTTCGAGTACTCAACTAGATTGTGAAAAAACTTCTCATGTACTGGTGTGTTATTTTGAGCCCATGTAATAATGAACCTTTTTTTCTTAGCATTGAAAACTCTTTGTTTAGCTTCTTCGTATTCTTGTGAAACAGGTTCTTCCTTCTCACTTAAATTTAATTTCTCAGAAGCCCATTTTCTAACAGTACGTTCTGATTTACCCGTGAATTTCATCAATACTTGCATTCTCTCATCCCAAGATAATTTTTTATTCTTGTATACTTCAGCAAAGTATTTTTTCTCATCATCGGTCATGTTTTTAAACTTCATAAAACTTTTTTATAAAAATTTGTTATTATTTACCAAATATATCCCTTTTATTTTTATAAATCAACTATCACCAAGATATTTTCTAAGTTTATTCTTAGCCTTGTATAAAATTGATTTTGATGAATTTGAAGTTATACCTAACATATTCGATATTTCTTCATGTGTATAACCATCCATTATATGTAAATTAAATATTGTTTTATATCTAGGGCTTAACTTATCAATTGCTTTAAGTATTTCTTCCGTGGAATATTTTGGCTCTATACCTTCATCTAATCCTATAACATTGAAACTAGAATCGTCATCCACAAAACTCATCTTATTTTTCCTATGTACATCTATACAGTAGTTAATAATAAGCTTTTTAAACCATGAACCAAACTCATTAAATGTTTTCCCATTAAATTTATTAATGTTATCAAATAACTTAATAAAGACTTCTTGTATTAAATCATAACCATCTTCCATTGAGGAACCATAACGCATACAGTACTTATAAGCTAATGGGTAAAATTTTTGATAGATTGTATTCTGATGTTCTTCTATATTTAATTTACAACCATTTATAACTTTTTCTTCATCTAGCATTGTATCTTTAAGGAAAATCTTTCACTTAATATATGACAAGCTTCAACCATATTACCTGGTTTACTTTCCATAACCGAACACACCTCATCAAGTATGTCATAAGCACTTCTAAGCCCAGCTCTATCATCTAATAAGATATTGTAAAATATCTTTCCAGTACCATCATCAAAAAGTTTAATAGGACTCTCATTAATATAATCACAAGGAAACTCATTCTCTGATAAATAAGTCTTCATCTCTTCATGTCTATCTTGTGGTGAACACGAATAAACTACAAAGGTGGCCCCAACTTCCTTACATCTATTCAATAAATTCTTCATACTATTGAATTCAAGACCCTCATTATGATAATCAAACACCGTATTATCATAGTCATAAGCAATGATTAAATTATTATGTTTCACCCATTCCATTACTAATCTCTTAATAGCTGGTAAATCTCTTAAAAACTTATCTTTCATTATCCTCTTTTTAAATCTTCAACACTAACATTCTGATTGATGGCTTTCATAGCGTTAACTATTTGATTCGCAGTTGTGACAACTTCTATTTTATCATAACCAAGACAACTCATATCGTCATATGGGTTAGGGTTCCTCAATTGTAATGAATCAGAACACACTACTTTATCAAGCTTAGATAAACCTATCCTATCATAAGCTGGTCCAGAAAAGATACCATGCGTTACAATAGCTGTGACACCTAAAGCTCCCATCTCAACAAGCGTGTCAGCCGCCTTACAAAGTGTACCAGCAGTATCACACATATCATCAATGATAACAATATATTTACCCTTAACCTCACCAATAACAACCATGTCATCAATCTCGTTGGCTTTCTTCCTAGTTTTATCAATCATGATGATTGGTAAATCAATATCATATTTATCACGTACCCTGTCTCTTACAGACTTAACCCTCTTTGTACCACCAGCATCTGGTGAACATAACACCATACTCTCACCATGTTCTTGCTTATATAAATGAGCAACCCACCTATCAAATAGAAATTTACCTTCCATATGAGTTACTGGGATATCGAAGAACCCCTGGATTTGGTCAGCATGTAAATCAAATGTGATTACATGGGATGCACCACGATTCTCAAGCATTTCAGCTATAACCTTAGCACCTATTGGACCCCTTGGTTGGTCTTTCTTATCTTGCCTAGCATACGGGTAATAGGGTAGGATTGGGATTATTTCAGCTGCGGCAGCTCTCTTAGCCGCATCAATCGCTATGTTTAATGTCATAATTAAGTCGGATGAATTTGATGAACAAAGTAAATACACTCTCTTACCCCTAACACTACTAGTAAACTCTACATTAATTTCACCATCTGAAAATACTTGCGATTTAAGGTGACCGACAGAAGTGTCGTCTAACTCCTTAATTATTAATTGTTGTTTAACTTCATCTATGATGTCAAACCTACCATCTAATACGAATATCAATGATTCCATAATTATTTAATTTTTCTAACATAATACTTGTACCCACTATCCGAATTGGTCTCAAAAATACTAGCGATATTTTCAGCCTCACTTTTATCTGTATATTCAAGTATTTCTGAACCACCATCTAATAGAATCACACTTTGTGTTTTACCATTTTTTAGTACCAATTCTTTTATGATACAATAAACTCCTTTACTTTCTTTTGACATATATTTAAAATTTAATTATTTACCTGTATATAGCACCACTCATATTAATCTTGTGATAACCATCTAATTCATCACCATCTTTTAATAGTTCGATACCAACTTTTTCATACCTAGAAAAAAGCGTTTCTTCACTAATAATATTATCAACCATCTTTGACCTAAGACATTCGTTTAAGTTACTTGTATCCAATAAGTCATTTTCTTCCTTGGTTATGATTGTTACAATATCAGTTAATTCTAATATTTCCCTTAATTTAGAACTATTATATTCATTATCACCCTTTAATTTAATTAGCTGGTCGAATATAACTTTACTAGGTACCACATGCTCAAATTTAACGTTTAACTTTTTCTTATGCGACCTAAAAATTTTATCATTATTAATTT